GTGTGCAATATGCGTAACACCGCATATTGCACACATTAAAAGTTATATCATACGTTTAAATTCGATAAACCTCAATTTACATGTGTTCTTTGGTAAATTGATGCACATTTTAAAGTATTATAGAATCATAGTTTATATGATCTGAAATATCAAAATAATTTGTAATCCTCACAGATTCTTTTATTATGATACATGTAAGAACAAATATGTATGTACTTCTAGATATTTTAATCTACACAACTTTACACATTTATAGGATGGATATCCTTTAAATATCCAAAACAAATATACACATATAAACACGCACACTCATTCATGCTAACTTAACTTGTTAGCAATCATAGTCGTTACACATTATATGTATAAATATTTGATTTATGCACATCAGAATTGGTTTTTACTAGGTTCGATTCCTAGCTGATGTTTTAAAGTTAAAATTTTTATACTACATCACATCTCATGCTGTATTTTAAAGTTCACAATTCACATATTCATCTTTATTTTGGATTGTTTAACAAAATTCCGATTTTTACCAGATAGTTTTACGGAAATTAAAATTAGCAATCATACCGTCCTTGATTGTTATTTAAAATAAAACTACTGACTGCTCAAGCTTCGAGCGTCCATAAGGAGATCATGAAAACTGTTGAAGTAATTCATATAAATTTAAGTAGAAGATCCCGACTGTGTATGGTGGTAAAGATCACCCATCATATATGGTAGGAAAATTACCTACTTTATTTGTACGGACAGAAAAGACAGCGCAGGGTGATGCCTGATAGTGATTGGAGGCCGATGATTATAAGCCTTCTCGAAAGAGAGTAAATTATGGATATAATTGGACAAAATACCCATGGAGACTGTATTAACAATTTTAACCCCAATCCTACTTGCTCCTACAGCAGGTAAAATTTTTAAAAAAGCGTGCGATAAATATATTCGACATGCTCCAAAAAACGTTAAAAAACAAAAAAGAAACATGCATTCTTCTCATCGAAGAGGAATTAGAGCTTGTTCTAATAAAATTTACATGTGTGCTATATTGGTTTGCATTTTAAAATTGCAACCAACGTATGCACAATCAAATTTTAGGCAAGATTTTGAACAATTGGAAATTCACGAGTTAACACGTGTGATGGAAAGTATCACATGTTTATCATTTGGCTTTATTGCATTTCTATTGTACAAATTTTTTATGAACAGAGTACAAACAATCAGTTCAGCTAATGAGGTGGTTGCAGATTTACAATGCAAAGACCTTGAATACAGACATCAGCACTCTGTAAATAATACTATATTGGCCACTTCTGGGAAACAAATTAGTTCTAAAGATCTTGTAAAAGTTTCTAAAGTGTTTAGGGATTTCAAATTACAATCTCTAAATATGCCATATATTGCTGATTTTATTAGAAATCAACGTATTTTCAATAGAGAGAAAGATTATGTTTTACGTTTGGGTGAACATATAATTCATTTTCTTTGTGGAATCTATTTACATGTTGATTTGAGAAAAAAGAAGAAAATAAGAAAGGCAGGTATTTTGCATCAGGTTACTGGTTTTCTAATGATGAGAAGTTCTAGCTCAATAACAACACAATTATTTAACTCAGAAATCTGTGATATGATAGTAGCGCGTGTTGAGCAAGTTATTGAACCGAATCCTCAATCCTTTGAGACTTTTCTCAAAAGAGCACGACAAAATTTAGATACAGTTACGGATTTACCTGATACTGAATTTTGCACTAGAATGAAGAAGCTCATTTTATGTATAGTTACTCACTGTACTTTTGCTGATAGCAAAATCACTTTTGATAAATTAGGTTATACTTTTATGGAAAGTGAGGCCATTAAACGAAAATTTAGTAACCCCTGGAATATAACTATGACTATAGCAGATAGTTTATTATTTTTATGTGAGAAAGGGTATCAAATATATAAATGTAAAAGTACTCTACCAATTTTTCATAGTGGTCATGAGTATGTACAATATGCTAGTGAAGTAAATAAACTCAAAGAAGAAGTACGTTATTATCATAATCCTGAATTATATTATCAAGATTTTGGTAATGATTTCTGTGAGAGCAAATTTATTAATCGTTTGGAATGCCTAATAGAACAAGGAGAAAACATTAATAAGTTTGCTTGTAAATTATCGAAATTTGAGAAAGAGAAAATGTTTCAATTGTTATGTTCTATAAAACAATTAAGAATGGAACTATATTCCAAGAAAGCTTGTAGAGAAGGGCGTAAAGCGCCTTTTTCAATTTTGATATATGGAGAATCAGGAATAGCTAAAAGTTCATTACAGGAATTAATTTATTTACATTGTTGTAAAGTACTTAAGCTAGACGATGGTGATAATTATAAGTATACTGTTAATCCTGATGCCAAACATATGGATGGTCTTACTGCTAGTACTCACACTATTATAATTGATGATGTTGGTGCTAAAAATCCAGATTTGGGAGCTGATGCATCTGTAGAATTGATATTACAATTACGTAATAATGTTCCTTTTGTTGCACCAATGGCAGCAGTAGAAGATAAAGGAAGAATACCTTTTAGAGGGAAACTTTTAATTGGTTCGACTAATGTTTTACACATTAATGCTAAAGCGTATTATTCACATCCCTCAGCTGTACAACGTAGATTCCCATATATAATAGAACCGGTTTTAAAACCTGAATTTGTTGATCCAGCTACTAAAGGTATAGATAAACTTAAAATACCAGATAGTTTGGATGATGGTTGTTACTTAGATCTATGGACTTATAGAATATATGAGATACCTATACAAACAGTGAAAGTTCTATTTAAAACAGCGGAACCCAGAATTATAATGGATAACCTGAATCAGAAGGAAATGTTGAAATGGTTAACTAAAGAGATTCATGCTCACGAAGAATCACAAAATAAATTTAAAACTCATATACAACACATGAGAGAAGTTAAATTATGTGATTTGTGTGAATTACCTACAGGTTTATGTGATTGTATGCAAGCATCTCACATTCAATTACCAGCTAGTTTTACTTTTACAGAATGGATGATCTTTTTTATTATATATCACTCATTATTGATGCTTAGTTATATCCCAGGAGCAGAAAGAACTATGACTTTTATTTGTGGTTATTTTGTGAGGCGATTACTCAGTAAATATATAGAAATTAGGTTTAACAATTTCTGTTACCAGAGAATTGGTGAGAGAATCCAAAGAACATTTAAACCTCCCAAGAAGTTTAAATATATATTGGCCGCTGTACCTTTACTTTATACTTTAAAGAAAGTGTGGGATATGTATACATCATGGAATTCAGTAGAAGCTGAGTGTCAGGGAATAACAACTAGTTCAGAAATATCTGAAGGTGTTAGACCTAAAGGTGATACTAAAAATCAAGAGAACGTATGGTATAAAAATGAATATATCGTTACACCTTTTGAAATGGGTGCACATATAACATCCACCAAAGGTATGCACATTAATGAGTTCATTAAATTGATCGAGCGTAACTGTATCAATGCCACCTTTACTGATCATCTGAATCAAAAAGTGTTGAGAGCACGCGGTATCTGTCTTAAAGGTAATTATTACCTTTTTAACAAGCATTTAGTACCAGATGTTGTGGAATTGGACCTTACTTTGGTTCAGTCCACAAGTGTGAATGGTGTAAATTCTAATTTTAATTGCAAAATTTTCTCAGGTGATATTCAAAGATCCCCAGATGAAGATTTTGTAATCATAAAGGTTTTAGGTTTGCCACCAAAGAAAGATATTTTAAAATTCTTTCCTGATGAAGAAGTTAAAATGAAAAATAAAGGTATATCAATTGGACGTATTCATGATGGTAGTATAGAACATTGTAATTTTAATCCAGTGAGATTTGAACAAGTTATTCATGTGTCTTGTTTAGGACAAATATCTGCTTGGGTCGCAAATTCTACTACACGTGAAACTGCCAATGGAGATTGTGGTTCCGTATTAGTTATGGAAACTCCTTTAGGTTTTGCATTGGGTGGTATTCATAGTGCAGGAAATGGCAGAACTGCTATCTTCACAGCTTTGGATAAACTTAAACTTAATAAACTCTTACCGAATGTTGTTATAACACAATATAATGAGAATGAATTTATTTCATCAAAAAGTGCTCATAGAGAAGTTGGAGATCTACATAAGAAATCTGTGTTCAGATTTATTGAACAAGGATCAGCTGAAGTGAAGGGCTCATATACTGGCTTCAGACAGCAACCCAAAAGTAGAGTTGAATTAACACCAATGTCTACCTTTTTAGATAAATACAATTATAAAGTTAAATTTGGGAGTCCAGTTATGAAAGGTTGGGAACCAAAACGCATAGCAGCTCTTGATATGATTCATCCTGTTACTAAGATCAATTCTGATGTTTTAACGGAAATAACGGATAGTTTCCTTAAAGACATTTTAGATAGGTTAAATAGTAAGGATTTAAGTGAGGTTCAAGTACTAGATATGTTCACTAGTATTAATGGCGCAGCTGGAGTACCTTTTATTGATAAATTGAATAGAAATACTAGTGCGGGTGCACCTTTTAATAAAAGTAAAAAATGTTATATGTTTCCTATCGAACCTGAAGGATTAAATTTGGATCCAGTGGATATTACGGATGAAATAAAGGAAAGAATTGAGTATGCTGAAGCCATCTATGCTAAAGGAAATAGAGCTCATTTTATATTTAAATCTCATTTTAAAGATGAACCTAGATCTTTTAAAAAGATCAAAGAAAAGAAAACTAGAGTGTTTACAGGAGCCCCTATGGATTTCACTATACTATGTAGAAAATATTTCCTATCAATTACAGCCCTTATTCAAAAGAATAGATTTGCATTTGAAGCAGGACCTGGAACTATTGCACAATCCAAGCAATGGGGAGAAATTTACGATTATTTAACTGAATTTGGTTCTGATCAGATTATTGCTGGAGATTATGCTGCATATGATAAGCGTATGCCACCTAATATTATACTGGCCGCTTTTGAAATTTTGATAAAAGTGTGTGAAGCTTCTAATAATTTTACTGAAACTGATCTTACTATTATGCGAGGAATAGCTTATGATACAGCTTATCCATTGATAGATTTCTTTGGTGATTTAGTACAATTTTATGGTTCCAATCCTTCAGGTCATCCTTTAACTGTTATCATTAATTCTATAGTGAACTCTCTATACATGAGATATTGTTACTATGAGTTAGGTAATAAAGAAAGCAAATCTTTCAGAAAGAATGTTAATTTATTTACTTATGGCGATGACAATATCATGGGTGTCAGCAAAGATGTACCTTGGTTTAATCACACAGCTATATCAAATATTTTAGGTAGTATAGATGTAAAATACACCATGGCTGATAAAGAAGCTGAAAGTGTACCATACATTCACATTTCAGAAGCCACTTTTCTTAAAAGATCGTGGCGCTGGGATGAAGATGTGGGGGCTTATGTAGCACCTTTAGAACATGAGTCTATAGAGAAAATGCTTATGGTTTGGACTAGGAGTAAGAGTATTTTACCAGAAGAGCAATGTATAGCTGTTGTTTCTTCTGCAAATATGGAGTATTTTTGGTATGGAAAAGAAATTTATGAGGAAAAACAACTAATGTTGAAACAAATGATCCATGCTTTGGGTTATGAAGCTTGGATTATCGATAGTACGTTCCCTACCTGGAGAACTCTATATGATAGATTTTGGTCTTATAAATAGACTAAGGTACGGGCTTACACCATAAAGTCCGTTAAACCAAAATGTGGTCCTTGTACATAGTTACTGTTACTTATTTATGAATCCTACAATTAAAAAGTAGGTAGAGCGTGGATGTACATTGTAATCTTACCTGAGCGCTCCTCGAAATCCCTATTTAGGGATACATTTTTGGTTAGAGTGTAAACAATTTTGTAGGTAGTTCTAGGAATTTTGAGTCGTATCCTAGAATTAACATAGAGACTTAGTGTAAATAATAGTTTTGAAAGCGACGCCAGCGCTAAAAATACTGGAACTGTTTTTGATGGTTCAGCCCACATGCCAGCCCAAGTAGCTGTTACAGGTGGTGTTGAAGTTCCCGCTCCAACTGATTTCAAACAAGTAACAACGAGTATGAATGATGCTAGGGGTGGAATTGTAAGGAAAATGAATACGGACAATGATCCTACATTTACAAATACTTATGATCCTGGTATGGACATTAATACCTTTTTGTCTCGTCCAGTTAAAATTCAATCTATAGATTGGACTATAGGGGGTACTATACGTACTTCCTTTTCACCTTGGTACGACTTCTTCAACCATTCAAGTATCAAGAATAAAATACAGAATTACAACTATATAAATTGTAAACTTAAAGTTAAATTTATGATTAATGCATCACCATTTTATTATGGAGCAGCGTTAGCTTCGTATGGTGTTTTAGAAGCTTTCGCACCAAATCCTATTGCTAATGTCATAGACTATCCATTTCAGTGTGTCTTGTACTCGCAAAGACCTCATATATGGATATATCCATCTAATAGTGAGGGTGGTACATTAGAATTACCATTTGTTTACTTTAAAGAATGGTTGGATTTAACCAGTAGTAATGACATTACTAATATGGGTAGTATTATGTTGATAACACCTACTACACTTGGTAATGCTAATGGTATTACTGGTAAGAATATTACAATTTCGATTTATGCTTGGGCAGAAGATGTTAAGTTATGTGGCCCTACTATCTCAGCAGCAATGCAAGCTGATGAAGATGAGTATGATGGTCCTATATCTTTACCCGCTTCGGCTATAGCTAATGCAGCAGGTGCTTTGTCAAGAATACCTATTATTAAACCTTTTGCAACAGCTACAACTATGATAGCATCAAATGTGGCTCGTTTTGCATCTCTGTTTGGCTTTACAAATGCACCAGTTATAGAAAGTGTAAAACCTTACAAATCTATGAATTTTCATAGTTTTGCTTCTAGTGAAATTTCTCAACCAATTGAAAAATTAACTTTAGATCCTAAGAATGAATTATCTATTGACAATAGAATAATTGGTTTGGACGGAGAAGATGAGTTAATAATAACCTCACTTGCTCAGAGAGAAAATTTCCTATGTTCTTGTGCGTGGTCTGAATCAGATGCTGTAGATCATTTATTATTTGCAGCAAATGTTTCACCAGGTCTAGCAGTATCTGATGTTGTATCTGGTGTGGACCATATACACTTTCCAATTTTATCTTGGATTGCCCAAAATTTCGTGTATTGGAGAGGTGATATTATTTTCACTTTTAAATTTATTTGTACTCAGTACCATAGAGGAAGAGTTTTGATTTGTTGGGACCCTTCAGCGAACTTGAGTACAACAGTTGGCGGAACATCCACAAATTTAAGTAGAATTGTCGATATTAACGAAGAAACAGAGGTAGAAGTTCGTGTTAATTATAATCAATTATTAGGTTATAGAAGATGTGCTCATGACACTTCCGTTCTTCAATGGACAAATTCAGGTGGAGCATTAACATCACCTTCAGTATATGATAATGGTTGCCTATCAGTTAGAGTTTTAACTGAACAAACTTCACCTGTGGCTTCAGCCTCGATACATATGTTGGTATCTATTCGTGGTGCTGAAAATATTGAATTTGCAAATCCTAGATTACCTTACGAAAATTATCAAGTATATATTCCTCAGTCAGAAGAATTAGAATACGATAAAGTTTCAGCTCAGTCGTTATCTAATACAACTGATTCGGCCCAGGAAGATTATAATTTGGTTTACCATGGTGAAAGAGTTAAATCTTTGAGAACATTGCTTAGGAGAACTGTCTTATCTCGTGTTGACGTTTTTCATACTGATTCAACTAAGAGATGTATGATTCTATCTAAACATAATCAAAGAATGCCTCTTTACCCTGGATATGATCTCAATGGTGTTGATTTGGCTACTGGTCTTATAAGTGGAGTCAACGAAGCTTATAATTGGTCTTGTCAAACACCACTTAACTGGATTCGTATGGCATTTTTAGGAAGCAGAGGTTCAGTAATTTGGCATTACAATTGGGATTCACGCACTCCTCTTAAGAATTTGGTTGCTTATAGGAAACATTTAGATACTGGTTCTATAACTACTAGATCTACCACCCTTAGTGTGGCCAATACATTATCTACTGATAATGTTAGAAAATTGATTACTGGTCAATTTAAACTTGGCTCTGGCGCTAGTGTTATGAATCAATTAACTCAAACTGGAATGTCTATTTTGGCTCCTATGTATAATAATCATAGATTTGTCTTTAATAGAGCTTCTACGGCTACACAAGGTTCTTCTGAAGATGGTAGTCAATCAGATGTTTTATACTGTGATGCCACAACGATTGATCCAAGTGCAAATGTAGATGTGGATTTGTTTCAGTACGTTTGTGCTGGTACAGATTACACTCCAGTTTATTTTAATAACGTTCCCACCATTTATGCTATATCTAGCATACCAAATGTTCCTTCTTAAATATCAAATATTTGATATTACATAACTCTGAGTTCTCAATCTCATTCAAAATTGAACTGTACATATCTTTTTATCTTTTCTTAATTCATATTTTTATATTTTGCATATATATATAATTTTATATTTGTCCAACAACACATTAAGATTTTTTCGATACAAATTGACAAGAAAATCATGCATTCGCTAAAGTAAATTTTAGATTTTTTGTTATTCTAGATATGATTACACGTTACTTTAAAAAGAAAGTGCACGGTGCTTTCTTCTTACTCTATTTTTAGAGTAAGTTTCTATACCTTTATTAGGTTTATAAGATCCTATCCTCGATGTAGAGGATTACTATATTGTATGTTTTTATACACAGGGTCTTATGGCCCTGAATTTTTTGTGTATAATATAGTCGTGATCTTTAAAGCTAGTCTAGGTAGAGCCTTGGCTAT